GGTTGATCGGATAGTTGTTCCAGGTGAAACAGAATGATCGGGATCGTGCCATGACATTGATATCTAATAGCGCTACACGGCTCCTTATATATATTTTAGGGTGTGGCGTAGGATGGGAACAAGTGTGGCGTAGGATGGGGAAAAAAATGACGTGGGCATAGGCCTGCCCACTAGGTCGGTGGTAATAATAGGCACCTCCCCCCAGGTCAATATACGTCATCGTTCCGTGACTTATAAAACTCGGTTTTTTTTCCCCATTATGCCTAAAGTTACTCGTAGATATAGTTTAGCCGGTGCAGGTAGTGCACTCAGTGGCCTACGCGCTGGTTGGCGTAGTGGAGCCAATCTTTATCGAAACTTCAAGAAAGTTAAGACACAATTTCGGGGACGAAGAAAGGGACCCGGATCGAAAACCCGGACCAAAAAGCGCAAGCGCCCCGAAGGCGATTGGGATAGAGACGGAAACGGTGTGGCTTATAAGAAAGTCACAATCACGTACAAAAAGAACAAGCAATTCAAAGCTCGAGAGCTTATAGGAGAACCGGGTTCTTTTCAACAAATTTATTACAATGGTAATGTAAATTTGATGGGTCTACAAAAGGGAACTTTAGTAGGAGGGGCTACCACTGTAGAATTGAATAATTTATTCGAAACACTAAATGGAGTTCCAGCCCCAGTGAACTTTCGTTCACGAAGATTCAACTTTACATACATCAGATGGGAAGTCGAATTTATGAATTGTGGTCCGGCGCCGATGGAAGTAGATATCTATCATCTGATCGATAAAAACACAAGTGTTACGGCACCCGGTGCAGTTATTACGGAGTGGGAACAGGGGCTACAGGATGAAGCTGGTGGTTTTACAACCACAACTCCAGAGACGCCTTGGTCTAAGCCAACTGAAGTCAAAAGACATAACTTACTCTATTGGACTAAGAGATATCCTAAATCGTTGGCAGCAGGAGAGAAAATTAAATTTACTCTCCAAATGAATGTAAACAGAGTTGTAGACTTTGAACATATACAAAGATTCAATCGTGTCCGTGGTATCACGAACAGTATATTTGTTGTTCAAAGAGGCACAGTATGTGACGGAGAAAGGGGTATGGGCTTTGTCTTTCCACCACCTAGCGGCGGTGTTACACTTTGTAGAACCAAGCTTGCGTGGGTCGCAACCTATAAAATGGGCGGAGTATTGTTATCAGACAAGACAAAGAAAGTGAGACGTATAGGAGCTTTGCCGACTACTATAACCAATCTGTGGACACAGAATGAATCGGCTGGAGCTCCACAAGATACGGAAGATCCTCTAGAATATGCATAGTTTTAAATATATTTTATCAAGCTATATCTACACCTTCGGTGCAAACGGCCTAACGGCCTGCGCTGCGCTGAGCTCTTAGGGATTTGTTAGGGAGTTGAAATGTTTGTTAAGTAATTTATTCACTAAATCATAATATCTTGGTTTAAGATTTTCTCGATAATGGTGAACCGCCGCAACAATGCGGCCCGTGTTTGTTCGTCTGTCCAGATTTCTTCAATCCGGTATTGGGAGGTGACGAACAGTTTTTTGGGTCGGATCCTAACGGCTCCGCCCTTCTTCTCGGCGATGAATGCGTAGCAGTCAGCCCAATGTTTAAAATCGCCGCCGAGTCTAACATCGAAAGCATCAACATCGTCAACGAGGACAACTTCCTCGTTCTGGTATCCGTCCCACCATTTGGTACGGGGTTTTTGAAAAAGTCCAGGATACGCGGCATGAACAGATCGGGTCTTTCCAGACCCGGAGATTCCGTGAATCCAGATTCCGCATGGTCTGTCCTCATTAGGCATGGGGGGCATGTAGTCGGTGTGGATCTTCTTAATGGTGGAGTAACATCGCATGAAGATGTCATCTGGAATCTCTTCGAATTCCCCGGAAATGGCGAGACGACGCGCTTTTGCCCAGCGTTCTTTTTCGGATTCGCCTTTCTCTTCTTGCGTGGCGGGACGGTCTCCAAATTCAAGGAATTGTCCGTCTTTTGAGCAATAGGCGATGTTCTGTGCGACTGTACCATTGGCAATTGTGATATGGACTGCAGGAAGTCCTCGTCGGACTGCTGCGAGTGATTTCTTTTCGGCGAAATAGAGGAAGCCCTGGAGATGTTCGGTACCGGTCGTGGGGGCTTCCTCGTAACCGTAGCAGTGGTAGCGGGTCTCAAGGGACTCAATGATCTCTGCATGGTTGATCGGATAGTTGTTCCAGGTGAAACAGAATGATCGGGATCGTGCCATGACATTGATATCTAATAGCGCTACACGGCTCCTTATATATATTTTAGGGTGTGGCGTAGGATGGGAACA